TCAACATCTACTTTACCAGTAATTTCATCTGCAGTTTGGAATTCATCTGTTAAAACTGATTTAACAATTTCTCTTAATTCATCTCCTGCAGCCTTCTTAGCAGCAGCTCTTTCTTTAGCCTTAACTGCTTTATTGTCGATAGAAGCGATTTGTGACTCAATGAAATAAATTAATTCTCCTTTATATTCACTATCTGATTCAGTAACAATTTCTTTTAACATTTCAAAATATTCTCTTTTAGTTATTTTCTTTTCCATTTTAAATTCCTCCTTTTTTATTTCATTTGTTACATTTATATTATACTACAAATTTTTGGAATTATCCATTAATGTAGTCATCTATCCAGTTTATTAATGATTTCTTTTCATTATTTGTTAATTCATAATCTTTACGACCTAATTCTTTAAGAGCATAGTTTAATACATGTTCTGGGTTTGTATAAGTATTATGGTCTAATTGATAATATAAATCTCTAACAAAACCTTCTACTTGTTCTGAAACTTCTATACTATTTCTTACATAAAAACTCAAACCATCTTGAATTATATTGTGCCCATCTTGACTTGGGTCTAAAAAATTCTTTAAATGAAACATATTTATCACCTTTCCTTTTCTTAATTATATTTTATAATATTTTTTATAAAAAATCAATAGCAAAATATATTGACAAAAATAAAAATTTTTAGTAAAATCGCGTGCGCACGCGCGTATATATAAATAAGGATGTGCGGCGGCACCCGTCTAATGTTACTTGAATTGGATCCTTCCGCCATAAAAAAAAAGAGTAGAAATTCCTTCTACTCTATTTTCCCATATATAACCAACCTAATGCATGAGCAGTATTTTTACCAACTTTTCCATCTGCATATAATTTTTTAGCTTTTTGGAATTTTTTAGTTGCTTCTAAAGTTTTGTTTCCAAAATCTCCATCAATACCATCTTTATTAGGTCCAGTTTTACCTAATGCATATCCACGTTTTTTAAGTTCTTTTTGTAATTCTTTTACATCAGTACCTTTGCAGCCTTTTTTAAGTAATCTAGTTAAATTATATTTGTCATCGCCAAAATTTGCAGGATTATAAATGAACCCTTGAAAAGTATATTTAGCTCCCATATAATAATTATTAGATTTCTTATAAGTTTTTAAATAATATCTGCTTCCGCCATATGCACTATTTGAAGTTACTACATCTCCATTAGATTTAACTTCTTCTACAAAAGCTACGTGTCCAGCTCCATCACTAGCGTCTCCAGCTTTACCTTTTCTCCAACAAATAATAGCTCCTATTCTAGGTTCTTTTCCTCTCTTATAGCCATCTTTTGTATATGGATAATAGTTTTCAGCATTTCCTGTTGGAAGTTTATCATATTTAGAATAATTAGTTTGATTTTGACTTTCTAACCATCTACCATGAACCATTCCAACACAGTTTGGAAGACATGAGTGAGTAGTTTTATTAATTTCCATAGCTCTATTATATCCACCTTTACCTGCTTTTAAATAGAATTTATTAGTAGCAGAAGGTGCGCTTGTTCTTGGAACGAATTTCATATTAATTTTCTCCTTCCTCTGTTGCTTCTATAACTTCTTCTATTGCTTCTTCTGGAGTGATTTCATCTTCATCATCAGTTTCGTTTGCAAGAATCTCAATTTCTTCTTCTTCCATATCTCCAATAATGTCAGCTTCTGTATCGATTGATTCTAAATCATCTTCATTAAAAGTATCTTGAACTTCTTCTTTATCTTCCATTAGTTTTTGTAAATTATGAACAATGTCATATAATCCACCTGCTAAAGAACCTGTTACCATAAGTGCAGCTTCAAAGTCTTTAGAAATAATCCAATAAACAATAGTCATAATAATACCAATAACTAAGTTTTGTACTGGAATTAAGTGAGTGCTAATATATTTATTTTTCTTAGCAAAAACACCCATAAGCCAAGTAACGATTAATGTTACAGCATATAAAATTAATGTTTCCATATCTTTTACCTCCTTTTATATAATAATTTGAAAAAAATAAGAAAATTATTATATGTTTTAGACCAAATAAAAAGAAGAACTATAGATGTTCTTCTCCTTCTGCATATATAAAATCTTCTTTCCCCATTGTTCCCGCTTGTTGATTTAATTCATGAACTCAAGAAGGGAAATTTTTTCGTATTTCTTTATATTCTTTTTCTCCCCCATAATTAGATTTTTTAATTTTTTCTATAAATTGAAGATAGGTTAAAGGAGGAATAATTTGGTTCATTTCTTCTAAATGAGCATTGTATCAATTGGTATAGGCTTGTTTTAAAAGAATTTTATCAAAGGAATTTTCTATTTTTTGGTAACAATTATAATAAAATCTTTTCGCATTAAAAAAAATTTGTGTTGTAAATTCAGGTTTGTTATATAAACTTTGAATATATAAAAAATATTCATTTATCATTTGTTCTAATATAAAAAGAATAATTTTAGGATTACAAGGATTTTGTTGTTCTAAAAATTTTACAATGTTTATTGCAGCAACTACTTCTCCTATTCGCCCCAAATCTCAAGTATATAAAGCAACTCCTCCATTTTCTGTTTTCCCAATCCTAGTAATAGAAGTTTTAGAATATCTTCATAAATAGGTCTCATTTTCAATATTTTTTATAAAATAAGGGAAATTAGGTTGGTCGATTAATAGTTTTATCTTTCAATTAAATTCAGCATCTTCCATCGCCCTTAAAGAAGAGAATCTAATATTATATTCTTTTAAAAAAGAAATTTTATATAAACGACCAAAAACCCAAGGATCGCCCTCTCCAGAATGCCAAACAATATGAAATTTATCTTGAGTTCGGACCTCTTCACAAAAATTAGATTTTATTTCAATACAATTTTCTTCTATTTCTTCTTTTAAACTTTCAAGAGCAAAAGCATCATAAAATACATCATCTGCATCTATAAAAGTAATTCATTCAGTTTTGGCGGCGTCAATACATCTTTGACGAGCTAACCCAGGCCCAGTATTTTTTTCGCATTCTAAAATTGTAATGTCTAAATCAGGATATCTATCTTTAACAAATTCATAATCTTCTCCTGGATTATCTTTAGCAATAATAATTGCAAGTTCATCTCTGATAGTTTGAATTTGAATAGAAGCAAGACAATTACATATATATTTTTCTGCTTTATATACAGGAATTCCTATAGTTATTAACTTATTTTCCATAATAAAATTCCTCCCTCTTAAAATTAGTATAATAGAAATTTTAAATTAAGTCAAATAAAAAAGAGGCGGATTTCCGCCTAATTTCCTTTAACATAATTAGCAGTTGTATCAAATATAGAACTAGGATCAGTTTGCTCTACTCAACTACCATTTATTTTTTTATAAACTTTTTGAAATTCAACCCAACTTCCATTCATTTTTACATATATTTTATCTACAGTAACAGCACAATTAACAGTAATTGTATGTGCGGCAGATATGTTAGATAAATTGTAAAGATAATTAACTACTAGATTTCCGTGTTTATCTTCTCCTTCTTCATAACCTAAAGAAGAAGAAACGTCCACATTATTATCTCTTACAGTTACTGTTGCAGCTGTATTATCTGGAACTATGGTTAATGCATATGGATCTCCTTGTAATTTTACAACTTGCCCATCTGGATATAATCTAGCTCCACCAGAACAAGATGATGTAATAAAATAATAATTAACATTACCAAAAACAAAGATTAAACTATGTGATTGAGAAATATTAGATAAAGTATATGTGTATGTACCTCCGCCTGAAGTAGGTTCAATACTAAGAACTTTCCATTGAAGGGAATCGTTATTTGCATCTGTTGCATCATCTTTTCCATATTTAATATCTATATAATGAGTCCCCGCAGGAACTGTATATGTGATAGTTTGTGCACTTGCAGTATTATATGCAGAAGTATTACACATTAATTCATAATTACTTGCGCTATCTGATGGACTTGATCCTCCAGAACCTGCAGTTAAACCATCCGTAGCAACTGTTGTGTCTAATTTTCCAAAAAGCCCATAATCATAAGTTGCTTCTGCATAATTTATATATTGAATAGTTAATAGACAATCACTCTCAAAATCTAAATTAAGCCTAGCCACTGAAGCTGTTTTTGAATATCCATTATTTGTAGAAACATAATATCCTGTTGAATTATTTAAATTAAATCCATAGGATGCTCCTGTTACTTGAGTTGTAACTGTATATGTATTACTTGGAATTCCTCCTACTAATTGATTAGTAATATCAACCCCGTTATCTAATGCTAATGTTAATTGAGGGTCAGTAGGAGTAATTGTAATTGTTTCACTTGTTCCTGCCTCAACTCTTGTAGTTCCAGTACCTGGATTTGTACTAGCATTAATTGAAGAAATTGTAATAGGATAATATGTTTTTTGAGGGTCTTCTTCTGGAGGTATAAATGCTCCAGCCTCGTCTAAAAGAACAGTGTGTTGCTCTTGTATATTATTAATTGTATATGTATAATAATGTCCGCTACTAGGAATTATATAATCTACACTTAAAGTAGCTCCATAGAAAGACCATGTTGAATCTGTAGTTGTATTAGAAGTTCCTCTTGTAACTTGGAATTTTATTTTTATATTATCTAATTCAGCTCTTGTTCATGTTGTTCCCCCATTAATTGTAACAGTAGATGGAGAAGTATTAGTACCAGTAACACTAACAGCGCTACCTTTTGCAGTTCCTCCTGTAGATCCAGTCACCAATTGAGCAGTATATGCATTATAATAAGTTGAACCCTGAGTTCCACCTTTAAATTGGCATGTTACAGAAGAAATTTCTGCATTAGATGGAATTGTAGAACAATCAAAATTATAAAGCATATAAGAAACTGCATTAGAACCCTGAACTGAATATAAGGCACATCTTGTTGTAGAATTATGGTCGGTTAAACCATTTTCTATATAGTTTGTACTATATATACCATTTCCATTATCTCCAGCTGTTCTATTATAAACAGAATTTGTGCTATTAAAAGAAGAAGGAATAAAAGTGGCTGTTTGAGATCCACTTGTATGTTGATGTCTTACTAATTGATTTGTTATATCTATATCATTATCTGTAACTTTATAGTCTGAAATATCATCTACTTCAAAAGAAATAGTTGCGGAATCTCCTTCAAGTATTGATTGAGTAGAAGGAGAAACTGTAATCCCTTGAACCGCACTTGTAGCAATAACATTATAATAATTTGGGATTGTATAATTTACTTCAATTTCTGCTCCTTGAATATATGCATACCCGGTTGTTCCAGAAGAATTTCTACGAACATAAACTCTAATACCAAAACTACTTCCATAATTATCAATTTGCTCTCAAGTTAAAGCTCCTGTTGGAATTGTAATAATATTGGATGTCGCGCCTAAGTTAACTGAAGCAGTTGTATTTGCTATATTACTAGTTCCATTTACAAGTCTAGGCGCATAAGAAACATTTGTAGAAAGACCTGTTTCATATCCTTTTAATTTAACTGTAAAAGAATTTATTACTGCATTACTAGGAATATCATTAAAATTAAAACCTCTAATATAAAGATAATAAGACGTTGTAGATTGTCTTGTATTAGTAATTGTAGCATAAGAACTATTATCTGTATTATGATACATGTTCGCTGCATTAGCAATAGTTAAATAGCTAGTATTACTTAATGCATAGGAAGAAGGTATTAATCTAATTGTTGCCATATTCTATTCCCCCGTTCCTTGGAAGTATATATCTCCATTATTTCCAAAAGAATTAGAAGGCGCGCTTGTTCCTGTATAATATTTGTTTATAATTAAATTTCCTGTAATTTTACTACCATTTACATAAGCAGTTTCACCATTTACAATATCACCTGCGGCGGCAGTCGCATCAGAAGTATATGACCCCGTCACATTAAATATTGAAACTCCCTTTTTAATATTAGCCGCAGTTAAATCTGCATCTCCGCTAATTGTTTGAGTTCCTGTTAAATAAGTTCCTGAAGCTATTGTTTGATTCGTAGTTCCAGGAGTAATAGTTGCTGCCGCTTTAGTAGTAACAGATGCGGTTAAAGCAACAGTCGCAGAACTAGATGTTGCACTAGAAACGTATCCTGCACTAACTGTTGGGGTTGTTGAAACTCCTGTTTTAGTTAATGTAATTGTATTTGTTCCTGTTGAAATAGTCGCACTAGATCCGGATAAACTAGAAGGCCCAGTTGCACTTCCACTCGCAACCGATTTGCTCGCGGCCTCTGCATAATAACCTGCTGGAGCAGTTATAGTAGCTCCACTCGCACTTAAATCTGTGCTAGATCTTCTTGTGACTCCACTTCCAACATAACTTGAAGGAATAGCTTCAACAGTAACGCTCTCTAAATAATAATTATTACTTGTTGGAGTGATTGTTTGTTGACTTTCAGAGGGAGTTGCAGTTTTATTTTCTAATGTTGAATTAAAAGTAGAGCTTGGCGCAGTACTAATATATCCTGCAGAAAAAGAAGGATAAGTAACTGAATATTGCATAAGCCCTAAAGTTGTATTTTTATTTCTAGATTGAGATTGTGCTCCATATGAACCTGCGGCAACCGCTTTAGTTGCTTGAGATTCATAATATCCTGCGGGTACTGTAACTGTTGCCCCAGAAGCTGTTAAATCTGAACTTGATTTTCTTGCTATTCCAGTTCCTACATATGAAGAACTAATTGCCCCAACTGTAACAGTTCCTAATCCTGTATAACCAGAGTCTGCAGAAACTGTTTGTTGAGATTCTGATGGAGTAACACTTTTATTTTGATTATTAGGAGTTACAATAGCTCCTATTGCTGTTGGCATTTGCGCAGGAGTATATCTATCAGAACTTCCATTTTTATTTCTGATAGCATCGGCTATATTTGAAAAAGTTTCTGATAATGTTGTCATTAGTAACTAGCCTCCAATGCATCTGTAATTGCGGCTGCAATTGCATCATCTACATATTTTTTATTAGCTGCATCTGTATTACTAGTAGGAGTAACTAATCCTGTAATATAAGTTCCATTTGAATTAACTAATACTTTATTACGAACATTAGAAGCTCCTTTTGATGGTTCTTCTGGGGGTTCATATGACATCCAAGCTTGAGTATCTTCTACTCCTACTTGAAAATTTCCATCATATAAATAAGTTCCATAATTAGCAGCTATAACTCCAGAATTTCCATTATTTATTTTAATATCTAATCCTAAATCTCCATCATAATCTCATCAAGAAATATTCCCTGTATTTGTATTATCTGTATAAGATTTTTCTAAACCATCAGTAATACCATAACCACTTAAAGTAGTAGGATTAGTTCCTCCTGTAACATGTCCTTTGGCATCAACAGTAACAGATTTATAGGTTCCTGCGGAAACACCAGAATTTGCATGTGATAAAGTGCGAGTTCCGCTTGTAGTGATTGCCGCATTATTATCTATTACAATTGGACTTGTAGCATTTAATGTGACACTTGTTACAGTTCCACTTGGTTCATCTCCAGAAGGAATTAATATCCAAGCAGTTCCATCACTAATAAAAGTATCTCCTATTTTTGCTGTTTGAGAGGCATATGTTCCAGCAGTAATAACTTTATAAACATGCCCTTCATTTGAAGAACTTGCAGTTGGTAATGTTGTAATAGTTCCATTTGTTCCTAAAGAACCTTTAAAAAGCATAGGTTCTGGCAAAGCAGCAACCGTATCATCAACATATTTTTTTGTTGCGGCATCCTCTTCTCTTACTGGAGTTGTTAATCCTAAAATAAAAGTTTCTCCATTCGTAACAGAAATTCCAGACTCTGCTCCATTATAAGAAGCAAGTAAATCAAAAGAAGGATTTTGTCATTCGTTTTGGAATTGTAATTTTACTCCATTATTTGAATTTTGGCTTTCAACAGATTGTAAAGTAATAAAATCAGGATTGAAAAATAATTCTGATTTTGTCTCTGTTGTAGGATTAGTCATTCCAAGAAAATAATAAGGATTTTCTCCTTCTTCCCCATTTTCTCATTTAACTTGTCCTGTTATATCCATTTTTCCACTAGGCGCTGTATAAGATTTTTCTAAATAATTTCCACTACTTCCGCCTTCTCTAGATTTTATATTTGCCATACAGCTATTGACACTATCTCAATAATAAATAGGATGTTGATAATATATTTCTATTTGATATAAACTATATGCTTGTCCTAATAAAATATATAAATAACAAGTATTTTCATTTAATCCAACATTTGGATTTGTAACAGGTAATGCCTGAACAATACTACTTCTTTCTAAATAACTAGAAGAAGAAACATCTTGTGTAAAATTTGCTAAGTGAGTTGTTTTATTATATAAAACTCTTAAATATACAGGTTTATTAGCAGTTAAAGATGTAGTTCCAGCAGTACCTGCAGAGTTTAAATTCATTGAATATCTAGCATTTATTTGATGTTGATTATACATATATGAAGCTGAAGGTTGTCCTCCTGCACTAACAGTAGTTGTAGTTGCATAATATCAAATTGGTCCGAAAGGATCAAAAGGTTGAGAATTAAATGCTTTAGTATAAGTACTTACTGCATTACTTGTGTTATTAAATGGAATTAATTCATTATTTTTATTTGTCATACAAAGCATATATCTATATAATGATCCCGCGCTAGCATTAACAGTTAATTTACTGTTATTTGTTTTTATTTGGTATATGTCTGCTTGAGAATAATCACTACATACTTGCCATACTCCTGTATATGTTGTTGAAGCAGTAGTATTATAATAAGCTGTTGCGGTTTGAGTTTCATTATAAGTAATAAGAACTGTTGAACCAACTCCATAACGAGTTCCAATTTGTGAATTTATATTTCAAACGACAGGATGGTCTCCTAGCCCATTAATATTTAATAAACATCCATAACTAGAGTTTCCTGCAACAGGAACTTCTACTACAATAGTTAAACCATTATATAAAGATGTTATTCTATCATCATTTTCACTTGTATATCATAAAGCTGCACAATAAGGAGAAGATGTTTTTGCGGCAGTTCCTACAATATTAGAAACATAAAAAATTCCTTCATGTTTAGTTGCGGCAATAGTTACTTTATCATTTGTTGTATCTGGAGTTAAAGTTACATCTCCGCTTGCAACAAGTTCTAAAGTATCCCCGGCTTGATCAGCTCCAATTGTTGTTTCTCCAATTTTTACATTTGAAAAAGTCTTTTGATGACTTGTTATAGCATTTAAACCTTTAGTATATGTAATAGTGTCTCCAGAAACGCTGATAGAAGATACAGCGTTTCCTTCTCCACTTTCTTGTGTTTTTGTTATTAATTTCCTTGTGTCTCCATCATTTATGTTATCTAGAGAGTTTAATTTGCTTAATACTTTCATTGTAAACTACTCCTCTCTTTATTTATTAACCAATACAAACTACTCTATATCCTGTTCCTACAGCTGGTGCAGTAGCAAATGAAATTGTAGCTGTAGTTGTATTTGTTCTTATTGTATCAACTATTACTTCATCGTAAGTAGTTGAATCATAAACTTGAATAATAATATCTCTACTACCTAGATTATGAGTGATAGTAAATGAAGTTTTACTTCCATCTCCTGTAATATCAGTAGCATATTTCTTTAAAATTGTTTGAGCAGATCCATATGCGCTAATATGTCCATTAGCATCAATTTTAATTGGATATACTGCTTGTGTATTTTGAGCAGTAACACTATTTGAGTGTCCTACTGTAATTGAACCATTAGTAGTAATTGGACTTCCTGATACAGTTAATCCGCCACCATTTGTAATTCCTACACTAGTAACAGTTCCTGTGTTAGTTGTATAACCTTTATTTTCTGCAGCAGTAACTCTACCATAAGCATCAACAGTTAAACCTTGATAAGTACCAGCTGTAACTCCGCTAGTTTCTAAAGCAATTGTTCCTGTTGTTGTAATAGTTCCACCTGTTAAACCAGTTCCAGCTGTAATGCTTGTAACTGCGGCATCATCACCTGATGGAACATATGCCCATGCTGGTGTAGTTGCAGTAGCAATAAATAAATCTCCTACTTTTGCAGCTTGACTTGCATAAGTTCCTGCAGAACAAATTTTATATGTATCTCCAACTTTTACTCCAGATGTTGGTAATGAAGTACCTGCAGTTCCGCCTGTTCCTACAGTTCCCTTAAAGAACATAGCTCCTGAAACACCACTAATTGCATTTTGAACAAAAGCAGTAGTTGCAATTTGAGTATTATTAGTTCCTGCAGTTGCAGTTGGCGCAGTTGGAGTTCCAGTTAATACTGGACTTGCTTTAGGAGCATAATCATTTAATGCAGCTGGTTGAACTGCTGTTGCTCCGGCTTCAGCTCCACTTCTAATTGTTGCTAAATCACTAATTGCATCTTGTTTCCCATTTCATGCAGTAATATTTGCACTTGTAATACCTGCGGCAGCGCTTGCTGAAAAGACTGGGTCTGTTTCAGTTTGTAATGCAGTTGCACCTGCAGCAGCTCCGCTACGAATATCATCTAAATCACTAATAACATCTTGTTTATTAGCTGGATTGAAAGCTGTTCCATATTCAGAAATATGTCCATTTTTATCAATCTTAATTGGATAAATTCCGCTAGTAGTTTGTGCATTATTTAAAACATTACTATGTCCTATTGTAATAGTCCCAGAATTTGTAATAGGGCTACCAGAAACTGTTAAACCACCGTTTGTTGCATTAGACATTGCAACGCTTGTAACAGTTCCTCCTCCAGTTCCCATTTCATCCCAAGTAGTTCCATTAAATACTCTAAATCTATTTGTTACAGTATTAAAATATGTTTGACCTTTTATGGGATTAGAAGGATCTGAAGCTAGGTTTTGAACAATAGCATTTTGTAATTCATTTTTATTTAAGTTAATATCAACTAAAAAACTTTTTGCCATTTTTTCTTTTCCTCCTTATAAATTAATTTAATGTAGCTTTCCCTTTGAAAGCTCCTTTGAAAGTTATTGTAATTTGATTTGCAGTATCGTAAGAAACGTCTCCTATTACCTCTGATCCAGAACTATCAATTACAGAAACTGCAGGGTATTTATTTAGATTATGGACAATAATTCAAGTATCTAGAGCTTCATTTTGTTCAAAATAAAAATTTTTATCCTCTTGAATCCCTAAATCTGAAGCAGTCATATCTCCAATTAATTCAATTCCATTAATAGAAGGTTTGTTTCTTAATTTTTCATAGTTTCTTGTTCCAGAAAAATTTGAAAGATTAAGAGTTCCTTTTAAAGGAACTTCTGAATCAATGGCTCCGCTTAAATTATCGCCGCTATTCATTAAAGTACCTTTTAAAGAGTTTTCTGAACCGATTGTTCCGCTTAAATTTTCTTCTCCAACTAAAGACCCTTTTAAAGACTCTCTTGAAGTAATATCACTATCTAAACCCTTACTTCCCAAAAGAGAACCTTGAAATGATCCTCTACTAAAAACTGTACTATTTAAATCAGAGATAATTTCACCATTTCTATCTACTGTTATTTGCCCATTCATCATTAGTTAATGTCACTTCCTTCAGGGAAGAGAATAAACATTTTAGGGCCTTTATCATCAAAGCCTAAAATAGTTTGTTCTTTATTTAATTGAATTTCATACCAATATTGAGCGGGTGTATTTATAATAGGACCAACTTTAGTATCTTCAGATTCTAATTCAATAGTAATAACAGTTTGTCCTTCTTCTTCTACAACTATCTCTTTATAAATAATTGGGTCTTTTTGATAAGAATTTGTATTGTAAACAGCAAAAGTAATAATATCTCCTTGTTCAAAAACATAATCTTCTTCTTTTGAAATTGGAATAGTTAAATCAATAATACCTATATCTCCACGATTTATTAAAATTTGATTTTTATTTATTATTTTAAACATATTATTCTTTCCTCCCTTCTATAAAAATATTTTTTATTTTAAAATAAAGAACAAATATTGGGAAAATAATACTTTAATAGAAATAGTTTAATATTTCTAAAAAAGGCAATACTAAAACATATTTTCCTTTTCTAAAAATATTTAAAAATAGAAGCAATTATTTTAATTTAATCTGACCTATTAACGCTCTCTATTCATAAATTTGATAGTTATTAAAATTTTTTATAAAATAATTATATGAATAGAAAGAAAGGTATATATGGTGATAATATATGGATAATAAAATATTAGAACAATTAAATATTATATTTAACACAAAAGAAACTGAAAATGGCGGAATTGCTCACAAATCAACAAATTCTAAAGTCTATGATATGTTTGCTTTAGGCGGAGCCTATAGAAGCCGTTCAGATGAGGACACTATTCTTTTATTTAAAAATGCATATGAAGAAGATAAAAATCTTGCTTTAAAATGTTTATTTTATTTAAGAGATATTAGAGGTGGACAAGGAGAAAGAAGATTTTTTAGAGTTTGCTTTAAATGATTATGTAATAATCATCCAGAGGATGCTAGAAAATTAGTTCAATTCTTACCAGAATATGGTCGTTATGATGATTTATGGTATACCACTGAAAATACTCCATGTTGGAGAAATGCTATGGCATTAATTGAAGACCAATTATATTTAGATATGGATTCAAAAACTCCAAGTCTATTAGCAAAATGGCTTCCATCTATAAATGCTTCTAGTTATGAAACAAGAGAATTTGCAAAATTAATTAGACAAAATCTTGGTTTCTCTAAAAAACATTATAGAAAAGTATTATCACAACTAAGAGAAAAAATAAAAGTAGTAGAAAAACTAATGTCTGAAAATAGATGGGATGAAATAGAGTTTGATAAATTACCTTCTAAAGCGGGAATCAAATATAAAAATGTTTTTGCAAAAAGAGATATTATTGCTAAAAAATATGAAACTTTTATTAAATCAAAAGATACAACAGTAAACGCAAAAACATTATATCCATATGAAATTGTTAGCAAAGTAGTTGACAATATCAGTTATTGGAGTGGCGATGTTAAAATGTCTGACCTAGATAAAGAGGTTGTTGAAAAGTATTGGAATAATCTTCCTAACTATTTAGAAAATGGTAAAAATAACTCTATATTGGGTGTAGTTGATACTTCTAGCTCTATGAGAGGATCTAGTCCAGCCGCACCAATTAATATAGCAATTTCTCTTGGTATGTATGCCGGAGAAAGATGTTCAGGTCCATTTAAAGACCACTACATTTCATTTTCATCAAGACCTCAATTAATTAAAATTGAAGGTGTAAATTTTGCAGATAAAGTAAATAGAATATATAAAACTAATTTATGTGAAAACACTAATTTAACAGGAGTATTTGATTTACTTAAAAATGTTGCATTGTCAACACCTGGAGCTGCTAAAGATTTACCAGATACAATAGTAGTAATTTCTGATATGGAAATTGATATGGGAGCTTGTAGTGATAGATGGGGTAATAGAGTTGAATTTAATTCTTGGACTTCATTAACTGCGGCAACTGAAATGGAAAAAATCAGAAGAGAATGGGCAATGTATGGATTGAAGTTACCTAAATTAGTATATTGGAATGTTGATGCAAGACAAAATACAATATTAGATAGCGGAGATAGCGTATCATTTGTATCAGGATGCAGCCCTGTAATTTTTGAACAAGTATGTAAAGGAATTACAGGCTATGAATTAATGCTTGATAAATTAATGTGTGATAGATATAAAGCTATCCAAATAGATTAATAAAGACAATGCGGAGGACCGATGACCTGCTCCCACATGTCTTTTTTTTATTTGTTTTTTTTATTAAAATATTATATAATTAATGTGTAATAAAAAATTACAAAATTTTTAGAAAGGAAAGTGATAAGATGAATATGTCTCAGAGTCGCTTCTTTTGTACTGAGTGCGGAAATGAAGGGTTACCAATAATGAGACCTAAAGGTCAAATGAGAGAGCCTGGACATTTGAAAAAATTATATTGTATTCATTGTAAAAAGGAAGTTAATCATGCAGAAATAAGAGAAATAGGTGGATACACCGAAGAAGATTTTAGAAGAGAATTTGAACTAGGTCGTTTTAAAGATGGACAAAGGGAAGATGTAGGCAAATTAGCTCAATGCACTTGTAGTTCTTGTCCATATAATGTAAACAAAAGATGTTGGAATTCAAATCGAGAATTTAATTGTAAACATAGAAGATAGGAGTTGATTATTATGTGTAAAATGTATGTAATGATAGGCGCACCTGGTTGTGGTAAGTCCTATTATATTAAACAACATTTAAAAAATAATGAAATAGTAATATCAAGAGATGCTATTCGCTTTAGTATGTTGAAAGATACTGATGCTTATTTTTCAAAAGAAAAACAAGTTTATAATGAATTTATTAGACAAATTAATGCGGCGATAGCCGATGATAGAGACTTTTATGTGGATCAGACTTCTTTAAATCGCGGAGCTCGTGCAAAATTGTTCAGTCATTTAGAAAGAAAACCTAATAAAATAATAGCAATTTATATGAATGCCCCATTAGAAAAGATTTTATACCAAAATTCATTAAGAACTGGCCGTGCATTAGTTCCAGAAGATGCCGTAATTAATATGTTTAATTCTATTGAAAAACCTACTAAAGCAGAAGGTTTTGATGAAATTTGGGAGGTAGAATAATGAAAAAAATATGTAGAACAATTAAATTAAAAAAATATAAAACTCAATTAATGGATGAAGATTGGATTGAGTCTAGAGAGGGCAATTCCTGGATTATTATTTTTTCAGATTGGAAAGCAACTTTTTGTTGGGATAAAAATGAACTTTATAAATATCTAGAAAATGACCATATTAGACCAATCCAATATATATTTGATACTATTGATAAAATTACAATAGATAGAGATGTTATTATAAATACTGATATTATTGAATAGGAGGTGAATTATGGAAAGAAAAATTTGGTTTACTAGTGATCCGCATTTTGGACATCAAAAAGAATTTCTTTGGGGTCCAAGAGGTTTTGAATCTAGTTTAGAACATGATGAGGCGATTATCCGCAATTGGAATTCAGTTGTAGATTATGATGATGATGTATATGTTCTTGGAGATTTTATGCTAGGCGATAATGATTATGGTATTAAATGTATTAACCGCCTTGTAGGAAAAATTCATTTAATTTTAGGAAATCATGATACTGAAAACAGAGCTATTTTATATAAAAATTGTCCTAATATAGTTGAAATTTGTTATGCGAAAGAAATGAAAATTGGTAAAAATTATTTCTTTCTATGCCATTATCCTGTCATTACCGCAAATTATGATGACCAAAAAGCATGGGCTAAACATTTAATTAATCTCCATGGGCATACACACTCAAGCGAAAAATTTTACAATAATAATCCTTATATGTATAATGTAGGATTAGATTCTCATAATAATTTTCCTATTGAAATTAATGAAATTGTTAATGATATTAGAGAAAAAAAGATACAACTTGATAGACAATAATTTTTTATATATAATATAATTATAATGGAGGAATAAAAAATGGATAAATATACATTTATAAAAGCAGAATTTGATAAAGAAACAGGAATTTCTACTGTTATAATAAAAACAGATTTAGGTATTTTTGAAGGAAATGCTTATTTACATGATGAAGATAAAGATATAGCCTCTGATTTTGAAGGATGCAAATATGCTGAATGGAGAGCTGTTATTAAATATCTAAAAGTTAAATTAAAAGTAAAAAAGATAGTTTATAAAAGACTTAAAACTATTATGGCAGATTTAGAAAGAATGAAAGATTATAATAAAGATTCAAGAGAGTCAAGATATTTTAGAAAGCAATTTTATATTGCTCAAAAAGAAGTAAAAGATTTAAAAGAATATATTGCACAATTAGAAGAAAATCTTTATGATATGATGAAAAATTATAGAACTTTAAAAGAAAATTATTTAAAAGCAATAGAAAAAAATAGAGAAAAAAAGTCAGCAGAAGAATAATTTGCTGACTTTTTCAAAGAAAGAAGTTGATAAATATGAGAAAACGAATAAAATTATATACAGATGGTGCTTGCGCAGGTAATCCTGGAATAGGAGGATGGAGCTGTGTCCATTATGATGCAGAAAATAATACTATATGGGATGCCTATACAGGCGGAGAAGAAACTTATATGGAAGGACATCTAATACAAAAGAAAGAAACTACAAATAATCGTATGGAAATAATGGCTTTGCTTAAAGCTCTTGAATTGGCGGCAACTAAATATAAAGACTGTGATGTTATCATTTATTGTGATAGTTCATATGTAGTGAATACCTTCAATGAATGGATATTTAATTGGGCCCGCAATAATTGGATAAATAGTTCTAAAGAACAAGTAAAAAATTTAGATTTAATATTAAAATTATATGAATATGCTAAAAAGGAATTCCCAAATTATGGAGTATATAAAATAGCTGGTCATAATAATGAGATAGGAAATGAATTGGCTGACGCTTATGCTGTTGCAGAACGAAGCGGAGATGCTACAAAATTAGCCAAAATTTTAAAAGAAAATGAAATTACCCTAGCGATAGAGTAATTTTTTGATTTTAGTAAAAAATTTGAATATAATTTATATGATAAAATTTAGAAAGGAGAGGGAAAGAAATGAATGAAAAATTAAATCAAGCGTTTCAAGCATTAGAAAGTAAAGGATATAATGTTCTTTATATTGGTTATTATGGAGCTCATAATTATAATCTAGCAGATGAAAAATCAGATTATGACTTTAAGGCTATTGTTATTCCCACTTTATCTGAGTTAATCAAAAGAGAAGTAATATCAACAGTAATTGAGTGTGAGTTTGGTAATATTGATACAAAGGATTTAATTACTTTTACTTCTAATATGAATAAAGGAAATTTTAGTTATATCGAAGCTCTTAAAACTAAATATCATATTGATTTAGGAGAAAAATTATTAGGTATTTCTATTCAAGAACTATTTAAAGATGTAAAAGTAAATTATATGAGTATGGTTGGAGCCATTCATGAAAAAAGAAAAGCATTAACTCATGAATATCCTAGTAAAACTGAAGAGTTTGCTCAATATAATTGCGATCCAAAACAATTTTTACAAGCAATTAGATTATATGATATTCTAAGAGATAGAAATAAAGCTGGAGAAAACTATAATTTATCATTTAAGGAATATGGAAATGATGGTATTCAATTTGAACTTACTGAATTTGAATCTGAGTCTAGTACTAGAAAATATGAATTTACTAGAGAAGATTTAATTAGTTTAAAAAGAAAATTGGTTATGCCTCTTGACGAAACAATTAAAATATTTGACTATATTCAATTAAAAGCAAGAGAGTTTTTACCTAAAGACTATCATTTTCAACCTTTAGATTATACAAATGAAATTATTGAATTGTTAATTAAATATTTTACAAAAACATTAAAGGAGGAAAATAATGACAGATAAAAAATTATATACCAAAGATAGTATTGAGTCATTATCCCCATTAGAGTTTACAAGATTACGACCTGGTGTTTATGCGGGAGATACAACTTATTCAACTCAATTATTAGTTGAAATAGTTTCTAATGCGGTAGATGAGTTCAGACTAGGACATGGAAATTTAATAAAAGTAGATATTAAAAATGATATAGTTACTGTTACAGATTATGGACAAGGTTTTTTAGTTAACGAAATAAGAGAAGATGGTAAAACAGTTCTTGAAGCTGCATTTAGTATTCTTAACACATCAGGAAAATACCGTGAAGATGGAACTTATGAAGGAACTTCATTAGGTTCATTTGGTATTGGTTCAAAAATTACTACTTTTTTAAGCCATTGGCTAGAAGTTCAAACTTGGAGAGATGGTAAATCTGAATTAGTTAGATTTAAAGAAGGAGTTTTTAGAGATAGAAGTGTTAGAGAACACGATGATGGAATACCATCAGGAACTATGATTAGTTGGCAACCTAGTGAAGAATTCTTTACTCATACAACTGTTGAAATTGCTAAAATTCAAGATTTATTCCAAACTATAGCTTGTTTATGTCCTGGATTAACAATAGAATTATCTAATAATGGAGAAGTTACAAAATATTATTCAGAGCATGGATTAAATGATTTAGTTGATAATGCTGTAAAAGATAAAGAAATTATAAATAATAGATTTAATATGAATTTTTCAGAAGGTAAAAATAAAATGGATATGGTATTAACATATACATCTAATTATTCATTAACATTAATTCCTTATGTAAATACAGGTCTTACAGAAAAAGGACCTCATATAACTCAAGTTAAAACTATTATAACAAGAGAATTTAATAAATTCTTTAGAGATAAAAAATGGTTAAAAGATAAAGATGAAAATTTAACTGGAGATGATATTCAAGAGGGAATGTATATAGTATTTAATATTACAGCCCCTAATATTGGATATGATGCTCAAGTTAAATCAACAGTAACTAAAATAGATATGACACCATTTACTCAAACATTAGCAGATACTTTATCAGTGTGGTTTAACAATAATGAAAAAGAAGTAAAAAACATCTTTGATAAAGCGGCAGCCGCAAGAAAAGCTAGAGAAGCAGCAAAAAATGCTCGTGAAAGAGTAAGAGAGAACAACAAGAAAAAAGAAAAAGCATTAAAATTTGATAGCAAGCTTGCTGACTGTTATGGAAAAGATAGAAGTAAATGTGAAATATATATTACAGAAGGAGATTCAGCTAGTGGAAACTTAAAATCTGCTCGTAATAATGAATTTCAGGCGGTAATGCCAGTTCGTGGTAAAATATTAAACACACAAAAAGCAAGCTTAGATAAAATACAAAAAAATGCAGAAATTATGACAATGATTGATGCTTTTGGATTATATATTGACACTAAAACAATGCAAGTAACTTATGATAAAAATAGTTTAAGATATGGCAAGATAATTATTGAGTCAGATGCAGATGTTGATGGCGCTCATATTAAAAACTTATTCTATACATTTATATGGAACTTCTGTCCTCAATTAATTGAAGATGGATATATCTATGCAGGAGTTCCACCATTATATAAAGTCACAATAGGAAAAGAATATAAATATATTAAAAATGATGAAGAATTAGAAGAATTTAAAAAGACAATAGGCGACAAAAAAATAACTGTTAATCGTATGAAAGGTTTAGGTGAAATGTCAGTAGATGAAACTGAAGAAACTTTAACCGATCCTAATAATAGAATTATTAAACAAATAACAGTTGAAGATGCGGCGGCCGCAGATAAATTATTTAATGATTTAATGGGAACTGCTATTGTTGCTAGAAAAGATTTTATAAAAGAACATAGTAAGGAGGCTACATATAATGCAGAATAATGATATTTTAAATGAATTAAGCACAAACTTTATTGAATATGCTGTTGCAGTTAATACAGACCGTGCTATTCCAGATTCAACTTGTGGATTAAAACCTGTAGCCAGAAGAATATTATGGGGAGCTTATGAAAAAGGTTATACTTTCTCAAAACCTCATGTAAAATCAGCTAAAATTGTCGGAGATGTAATGGGAACTTATCATCCACATGGAGATTCTTCTATATATGGAGCTCTTGTTAGATTATCTCAACCTTGGGTAATGAGATATCCGCTTATAGATTGGCATGGATCTAACGGAAACATCGATGGAGATGGCCCAGCTCATATGCGTTATACTGAAGCTAGATTATCAAAATTAGCAGAAGATGGTATGTTAAAAGGAATTAAGAAACAAAATGTAGATTTTATTCCTAACTACTCTGAAGATGCTGAAGAACCAGTTACTTTACCTGCTATATTCCCCAACCTATTATGTAATCCAAATACAGGAATAGGTGTAGCTATGGCATGCAATTTTGCTCCACATAATTTATGTGAAGTAGCTACTGCTATATATGATTATATGGATGGTAAAGAACCTATGTTACCAGGTCCTGATTTCCCAACAGGTGGAATTATTATTAATATGAATGATATTCCAAATATTATGAAAACAGGACATGGAAGTGTAAAAATTAGAGCAAAATATAAAACTGAAGGACAAAATTTAGTGTTTTATGAAATTCCTTATGGAACTTCTACTGAAAGTTTAATTGCGGAAATCGGTGAAGTTGCAGAAGCAGATATTCCTGAAATAGTAAATATTAGAAATGAAAGTAATAAAAAAGGTTTAAGAATTGTTGTTGAGTGTGCAAAAGGAGTTAATCCAGACGCAATAGCAAATAAATTATTCTTAAAAACTGATTTACAAAGTAGTTTCTCTTATAATCAAGTTGCTTTAATAAATAAAACTCCTACTGAAGTTAATTTAAAAGATTGTATTAAAATATATTTAGAACATAATGTAAAATGTTTAATTAAAGAAACTGAATTTGATTTAAAGGCTGCGGAAGCCCGTTTAGAGATTGTAAATGGATTAATTAAAGCATTAGAAGATATTGATAATATAATTGCTTTCATTAAAAAATCTGAATCAAGTGCTGCCGCAAAAGAAGGATTAGTAAAAGAATATAAATTTACTGAACCTCAAGCAAAATCTATCGTAGCTATGAGATTAGGTAGTTTAGCTAAACTTGAAGGTGTTGAACTTAATGATGAAAAAGCTAAATTAAATGAGACAATAAATGACTTAAATAGAATACTAGGTTCAGAAACTGAGCAATTAAATGTTATTCTAGGTAGATTAGATGATTTAGTTAAAAAATATGGAGATGCAAGAAGAACTGAACTAGCACAAATTGAAGTTCCAAAAGAAGAAAAAGAAATTGCAGAAGTAGTTCCCGTAGATGTAGTTGTAATTACTACAGAATCTGGTCTTATTAAGAAAGTACCGGTTTCCGCATTTAAGGTACAAAAGAAAGGCGGAAAGG